TCCGATAGTTCCAACAATGGGGCTATCGTCCTCAAGAATGGTTGGCAGGGTGCTGAGACTCGCGCACAGGACTATGAGGCGATGTTCCGCGAACCGGAGCAGAGGACTCTTGAGATTGCCTGTGACATTGCTGACCGGCTTGGAGACCTGAAGCTTGACCCCTACGACATTGACATTAAGTTCACTCGCCGCAACTATGAGGACATTCTGTCCAAGAGTCAGACTCTCGTCACGATGCTTGCAAACGACAAGATTCACCCGCAGTGTGCGTATGAAGCTTGCGGTTTGTTCGTAGACACGCAGGACGCTTACAACATGGGCATGGATTGGTTCAACAACCATCAGGTTGAGGTTCAGCCTCCCGTGAACACGCCGCCAGTTGAAGAACCTCCCACTACAGATGGCGAGGAGGGGAGCGAAGATGAGTGAGGGCGTACTGATTGCCCTGATCACCGGCCTGTGTGCTGTGATTGGGCAGTGGTTGATCTCACGCAATGCTAATGAGAAGCGCAAGGTTGATGATGCTGTCCGGGACGCGAGATTGGATGACCGGCTGTCCGGCGTTGAAAAGCGGCTCGATGAGCACAACCACTACGCCGCCAGATTCTCTGAAATCAGCACAGACATAGCTGTCATCAAGAATGATATCAAAACTTTGTATAAGGAGAAGGGCTGAACATGGGCATTGATTGGAAACGCAAACTGACTAGCCGCAAGTTCTGGGCGGCAATCGCGCTGTTCGTAAGCGGGTGCATGGTTGCCTTTGGTGGCAGCGCCGAAAAGGCTGAAGTCATCTCCGGCCTGATCATGCAGGGGGCCTCTGTGGTTGCCTACATCATCGGCGAGGGTCTCGCTGATGCGGCAGCCGCGAACGGCACTATCGTCCTGAAGGCAGACAAAGAGGAGTGACATATGAGGAGCGTTCTACCGTTTGACGAACTGAATAGATTTGTTACGGAGACGCTCCCCTCACACTTCGATGAAAGCGGGAAAGTGAAGTCTAAGCAAGACGAGGAAGACATCATTGACGAACTGCTAGACCTTTTCCTACTTGCCTATGCGATGGGCAATGAAGTAACGAACGCAAGCTTATCATCCAATTGGGAACCTACTTTGGACGAAGTAATGGAAACTGTGGACAAGAAAGTTGCGGGGAAGACTTGGAGAGAGAGAGTCGAGGAATACTTCGCAAGCAGCGGCAGCGCGGAAGATATCGCAAGGATCGCAGAGACCGAGACGCACAGGGACGCGAATACAGCGGCTTTGGATACCGCAATCCACGGGGGAGCGAAAGAGAAGACTTGGGTCACGATGATGGATGACAGAGTCCGGGAACTCCATTACCCCCTTGAAGGGCAAACCATTCCGATTGATGCAGACTTCTACACATGGGATGGTGACCACGGGCCAGCGCCCGGTCTATTCGGTACACCTGAGAACAATGTCAACTGTCGCTGCGAATTGATGTTTGAGTGAGAGATGAGACGCAATACCCGTACTGAGAAGGAGAATTGAGTGGCGAAGAAGTTAACTATTGTAGTGCCTCACTACAAAGAGCCGTTTGAGGTTTGCAAGTTCCTGTTTGACAGCATTCAGATCCAACATGGGATCGACTTCAATGACCTTGAAGTGTTGGTCGTGAATGATGGGGACGAAGTGGTTTTTGATAAAGATGTCTTCGGCCCGTACACCTTTGACATTCGCTATGAAGTGAAGGAACACGGAGGAATCTCCGATACGCGCAACTACGGCATCGACCGCGCAGAGGGCGAGTACATCATGTTCTGCGATTGCGATGACGGGTTCTTGAACAACTATGGTTTGCACCTTGTGTTCAGCGCCATCCAAGAGGGGTTCGACTTCCTGTTTAGTTCCTTTGTGGAAGAACAGCCTGAGAACGGAGGCTGGAAGATTTACCGCAAGGACAAGGATATTGTTTTTATTCACGGCAAAGCGTATCGCCGCCAGTTTATCCTCGACAAGAAAATCCGTTTTGACAAAGAGCAGTACTTTTCCGAGGACAGCATTTTCAACCAGATTGCCTACCGGGAAGCTGATGTACGCAAGGAAGTCACGACACCGTTCTATCTGTGGACATGGCATGGAGACTCCACGGTGCGGAAAAACAGGGAAGACCTTGTTTTGCGTGAGTACGCGCAAGTCATGCGGATGAGGGCGAGGATTGGGGAGGAACTTCACAAGCGCGGTTTCATTGACGAGTTTTTCGACTCAGTATGCAAGACTTTCTTTGACAGCTACTTTGACTTTAACGAGCCGTTGTTCAACAAGCCGGAAATGAAGGGCAAGGTTGAAGCGGCTGAGAAGGAATTTAAGAAATACTACAAGCGATTCATCAAGGACTTTATGGAGTGCGACTCCAAGCGCATTGCCAAAGCGATGATGGAATGTAGGCTTAACGCTTACAATAACGGTCTTGAAGTCGAGAAGATCGATTTTAAGTCATGGCTTAAGCACATCAAAAACGATGTGAAGATATAAAGCACCGTTCAGAGAAGAACGTAAAAAACGCACAACATTGTCAGAGAAGACATTAATCGCAAAGAGATAGTCAGAGAAGACTCAAAAACGCAAGGAGAACGAAATTATGGAAGATGAAGTAACCAAGGTTGAAACCGAAGAGCAGGCCGTTGACATTGAAGCACTCAGGGCTGAACTTGAGCGGCTCAAGGTCGAGAACGGGAAGCTGAAGAACGCACAGAGCAATGCATCCGCTGATGCTTCCAAGTATAAGAAGCAGTTGCAGGAGCGGATGACCGAGCAGGAACGGGCTGAGACGGAGACAAAGGAACTGATCGCCCAGCTTCGCGCCGATAACGAGCGCATGAAGCGTGAGCAGGAGATTGCCGTCCGCACCGCCGCCTATGTGGGCGTTGGCTTTGATGAGATCATCGCCAAGAAAGCCGCCGAGTCCTACGGTAGCAACCATGATGACTTCATGGATGCCCTCAAGACCTTTCTGACCGCGCATGATAAGGCGCTGCAAGCCGATGCACTGCGCTCCACCCCGCGCCCCGGTGTAGGGGCAGTAGAACCGACCGTGACCAAGGAGCAGTTTGACAAGATGTCGTATCGCGACAGAGTCAAAGTGTTTGAGGAGCAGCCGGAACTCTACAAAGAATATACTAAATAAAAGGAGTTCTGAATTATGGCTCAGACCAAACTTGCCAATATGGTTAATCCCCAAGTCGTGGCAGACATGGTTGACAAGAAACTTGTTGACCTGATGAAGTTTGCCCCTCTCGCCACTATCGACACCACTCTGGTCGGTAGACCCGGCGATACCATCACTGTCCCCGCATGGAACTATGTGGGCGATGCCGCCACTCTCGCCGAGGGCGTTTCCCTGTCCACCTCCGTCCTGTCCACTTCCAAAGTGAGCGCTCAGATTCACAAGGTTGCCAAGGGCGTTGAACTGACCGATGAGGCCGTCCTGTCCGGCTATGGCGATCCTATCGGTGAGGCTGGCTACCAGCTTGCTCTGGCTATTGCCTCTCAGGTTGATAACGAGACTCTCTCTATTCTGCACGGCATTTCCGGCACGATGCTCTACTCTGCCGCCAATAGCACTGCTGGCGCTCAGGCTTCCGACATCGTGAACGCTCTGGAACTGTTCGGCGAGGACATCGAAGAGGGCGCTACTGTCGCTCTGGTTTCCCCGGCTGTGTACACCCAGATGCGTACTGCCGTTGGTGGTAACGCTTGGGTTCCCGCCTCCGAGATCGCGGCTGGCGTTGCCGTCCGTGGTGTTGTCGGCGAGTTCAACGGCTGTCAGGTCATGGTCAGCAACAAGCTGAAGAAGACCGCCGCTGGCGCTGGTGACATTTATCTGGTGAAACCCGGTGCGCTGCGTATCTTCCTCAAGCGTGATACGCTTGTCGAGTCTCAGCGTGACATCCTCGCTTTCACCACCGTGATGACCGCCTCCAAGCACTTCGTGGCGTATCTGTACGATGCGTCCAAGGCCATCCGCATTGCGTAATGCTTCTGCGTAGACGGTATGAACGGGAACAGCCCAAAGAGGCTGCTCCAGTGAAAGAGCCGGAAGTCAAGGCTGAGAAGCCGAAAGCTAAGAAGCCTAAAACCGCAAAATGAGGGTAGGGGGTAAAACTCCTACCCGACTGCAAAGGTGCTGATAACATGACGGGTGCTCAAAAGCTGATAACTGTACAGACGCTCATCGAGGATGGCAGCGGCTATATGCCTACCGAGGAAACGCTGAACACATACATCACCATCGCTGGGAACGAAATCTTGGAGTGGATGTACCATCTGGTGGGCGGTGTGCCGGAAGATGTGACCGCAGTGCCTAGCAAGTACGAGGGAATTCAGGTCTATGCTGTCGTAGTCGGGTGGACTCATGCGGGTGCAGAGGGCCAAGGGCTGTCGATTGAAAACGGTGTTCACCGTGATTTCAAGTATTCCGAGATGCTTGACTACATCCACAACAATGTTCTGCCGTATGTGCGTGTCGGGGCGGTGAGTACCACTTGAGAACTATCAAGAGGAACAAGCGCCCCGTTGCATATGCGTTTTACGATGGCACAACTGA